ACGTGTCAGTTAATTGACCACCGGGCGAGCTGGGAGAACGTGTCAGTTAATTGACCACCGGGCGAGCTGGGAGAACGAACGCACCGGGCGAGCTGCACCACCGGGCGAGCTGCACCACCGGGCACCGGAAACCGCTCGAACGCGGGCGAGCTGCACCACCGGGCAAAAAAAACCGGGCACCCGGCCCGGTTCAGTAAAACAAAATGGCGCCAGTTAGACGAGGGCCGCCGCCGGGTCTAATCCAATGTCGCCCACAATGTGGTGACGTAGAATGGAACCACGCTGAGCTGTGCGCGCGAACTCAACCAACCGTTCGCCGTCCGTTTCAACCGCGACGGGTTGCGCTCGCGTTGCTTCCCCATGCAGCCGCACATTACCCCCCGCCGCGTAGCAGCCGCCCTCTTTATCCGGGTCCGCCGCCGCGCGTTTACTCGCCCCGTGGACTGGGAACGCAATCACGTAATCGCGATCACCGCGCGCACACAGTGGCCGACCGCCACCACAAGCCACCGTGCGCTCGCCGCTGGGTAATACGCCGCCGCCGCACGTGACACGTCGCCCATCGACGCGCATGTAATTGGCCGGGCAGTTCACGACCTTGACCCCGTCGCGATCCCGGTATTGTTTACCGTCCGTAAAATAATTTTCAGGCACCGTGACGACCACCGGGCGCGGCACCCCGTGCAACCGGTTGAGCATATCCGCGCGGAGCGCATGATCGAGATCGATCAAACCGTCGGTGGAATGGTTGATTACGGTTTCGCCCGTTCGCCAGCGATAGCGCAACAGATCAAAATGCGAATATCCAAACGACTGGCCGCCGCGCGGTACCGCCGCGCGCATCGCGCGCAGATAATCGTGATCAATTTCACCGGTGCCCGTACTGTTGGCGGGTTTCAGTGAACAGGTATCAGGACAAGTATCAAAAAGATCGAGCACCCCGGCGCGATAAGTAATATCACACCCGGCGGTTTTACTTGATCTACTGTTAACTACTGTTTTTAGCATTGTTGACCCCTTTATTAATAAACACGCGAACACCTATACACGACGGCCCCCTGGTATGCAACTTTATAGGATACTCGAGCTGCACGAGCTGCACGCGGGCGAAAAAAAACCGGGCACACTGGCCCGGTTCAAAGGTCTCTAATTGACGGTTATTTAGGCTGCTTGCGCGCTCGCGATTGAGGACCATTGCGAAGCCGGGAGATTTAGCAACCGCCCGCCGCGCCGTTCCCATTCGCCGACGTCGTCAGCATCGATTTTATTAGCGCGTAACGCGGCATCATTGCCAACGGCCGTCACGGCATTGACTAACGTCGCACGGCTCACGGGCTCGCCCGCGTAACCCGGTTGCGACATTGTCGAGAACAAGCCATCCAACACGGACGCCGTTTCTTTTTTAGTCAATTGGAGCACGCGTCCGACCTGATCAACCGCCGCCTGAGCGGTCGTTCCAGCGCTCAACGTATCGCCCGCCGCCGAGCGGAACGTCTCCAGCACGTCATCGAAGGATTCGCGACTAGAATAATTAGCCGCAACATCGCGCAGTTTTAGCGACAACGCCGCGTTATCGGCGTCCTTAGCGGTCTGAGTGAGAACCGACCACACGTCACTTTCGGATTGCGACGAGGTCAAATGCGCGCTCCGCTGCTTTTTAGCGGTTTGCATACCGTTAAGACAGATCAGCGTCCACGCTAACATTGCGAGTGCGGCACTGCCGTGCCCCGTTTCTGAATTGCAAATGCTTAATCCCAAAGCCATTAGGTCTCCGACCGACGCGCCGGAGCCAGTGATCGCGGCAGACTTCAACCGCAAAGTCATTCGCTTTTCAGTAACCGACGCATTGACAATTTCCCAGCGGGCGTCCGACTCGGCCAACACGGGAACGACCGCATTGAGCATATCGAAGTTATCGAAACGCTTGAATTTATCCGATAGGAAGGCGCGAAGCACATGTGGGCCGCTCGAATGCTCGGCGGTTCGCAACATGACCTGCTTCGGCTCAGTGGTGAAAATGCGATTTAACGCGAGATCAAGCACATCCGAGTAGCTTTCCTGCAACCTGCGCCCGGTCCTGCTATCAATGTCGGCTTTTGCGAGGACTTGGCCGAACGCAACGTCGTTACACACGCTCGACACCGTAGCCATGCCCGGCTGCTCCGAATGAACAAACGTTTCGCCATCGATCGTGCGAAAATTCAGGCCGGAGGTGTCCGCGACAAAATCCGCCTTGCGAGCTTCCTGATCCTTTAAATTTACTAGTAGTGACTGAAGGTCACCGTGTTGGTTTTCCATTCTGATTCCCCTTTAAGTTAAAATTTCCAATCGTGGAATATCAGATTGTATAGGATACTTATGGCAAAAAAAAGGGCCGCGTTAGCAGCCCTTAAATTGGTCCCATGGTTTTCGGATCAGTTAATCGTCATACAGCTTGCGCCCGTTTGGATCACAATGTCGGCAATGCGTCACGCCTTCCGCCTCCCCCTTAGCATTAATAATCTCGGTTTGCGTTAGCCAGCGCGCGATCGTTTCCTCCCCGTCGTAGCCCTCGCCGCAGCAGTCACACTCTTTAGTGTCTTCGCTCATGTCTTCACTCATGTTTTTGCTCCTTTTCCCGCTCGCGCTTTTCGCGCTGGATCCGGTCCCAGTCGGTTTCACTTTCGCAGAGTTTAACGACCCATTCGATTAGCTTAAAAATAACCATTTCTCAGGCGGGCACAAAATTGTAGTAACGCCGGGGCGAATGGTCAAAATCCAAACTGCCCCGTTGATTATCCGACCGCCGCCGGACGACGCAGATCCCAGCGCCGAACCCCTCGACGTCATAGTCTTCCTGCAATTCGGCGGTTGTCCATGTCTTACGCGGTTGCGATGCGCGCTCCAGTAGTTCGGTGAGTTGAAAGTCATACAACCATTTTGGTCCCAAACGATTTCGTAATTGTTGCAAGTACGCCCACTCGCCTCGATAAGTGGCGGAGCCCGAGCGCATCCAATCCGATTGTAAGCTAGTTTTCCAGTCCTCGCCGTGTTGTTCGGCGTACGCTTTTACAGCGTTTAATTGATCGACGGTAAGTTTCATTTGGTGTCCCCTAGCAAGTTTTCAAACGCCCGAACGGTTCGCTTTTCGCCATCGACAAAAAAACGGCCTTTGTAATAGTAATTTTTAGCGGACAATTTAACATCCGATTCATACGCATAGTCGATTCCGGCGTTAGTGAATGCGACGCGCCACGTGTTCCTACTCTCCGTGTCTCGGCGATTAGCCGCATTACCAAACGGCGTCCAGAAATAGCTCTTCTTATGCTTTCCGTGCTGTAAAAGCGCTTTGCGGACTTTGGATTCTTGTGACTCAGACAATTTCATTCGGTTTCCCCTGAAGGTTTAGTTTTACACCCCTTCAGCATACCTAATAGTATGGGACTTTACCAGACTAAAAACGTCCGCCCACGGCACCGGGTTGCGCCAATGGCCCGCCGGTTCCGCCCCCGCCAGCCCGTCGGTCGCCAACGCAATTGCGTCCGCTCCGCGATACAACAGAACGGAATGCGCTCGATCTTTAAACGGCTGCTTTTTAATTAGAACCCACGCCGAAGCGTGAGCATGGCGGGTCAGGAAGGAAACTTGATGCGGGGATAAACGAACGGCGTTCGCCGTGCAAACTTTTAATTCAATAAGATGAAACTGGCCGTCCGAATCACAGAGAAGGGTGTCCGGCACACCGGGCACCGCCCACGTCTCGATCCGAGTGACGATCCAACTCTCAGGAAGATTCGCTCGAACCTGCTTCCAGAAGTTCGACTCCCGGTTTTTCGCCGTCGCTACTTTCATCGTTCGAATGGATTGTGCGTGGAGCAAAACTTTCGCGGATTTTGATCAATTCCCGCTCAACGTCGGAACGGGACATCTGGTCAATACTGCCGTGTCTGATTTCCGATTTCGAAACGTGCAAGCCCGCCGTCGATCCGCGAATTTTCTCGGCGGCCACGGCAGCCGAAAACGCACCCCCGGCCAGACTTTCCTCACGCAACCGCCAGAGATCGGCAAGATGCTGGTCTTCGTCAATGCCGTATTTAACTTTCATTTCCTCTCGCACTTCGAGGATACGCTTGACGACGTGGGGGTACATCGCCGGGTTGGTCAGTTCAGAAGCCCGGACGGACGCGCCTCGCGCGCTATAGCCCGCTTTTTCCGCCGCTTCGCGAAGCGTGATGCGCCCCGTGTTTTCGACCAGCTCGCGAACGAATTTTTCCTGCTTCTTCGTCAACGGGCGATTTTCAGGCAAAAACGCCGGAGGCGACACTTTTCGTGGCGGGCGCGGTTTGTGCCGTTCCGGATCGGGTACAACGAGGTATCTGCTTTGGTTGACTCCCATGCCTGAATTTTGCCACACGTGGTTAAAATTGGAAACTCTATATATAGGGTCTGAACAAAAAAAATAAAAAACTCACTCAAAACGCATTAAAGGTATTTTCTCGATTAAGGTTAGGTAACATTTCTGACTAAACAAGTAACACCTTGTTTAACTATAATTTGTTACCACTAAGTTATTGATCCATATACATAAAACACCTAAAGTAACACAAGTAACGGTAGTAACGGCATATTTTTAGAAAAATAAAAAAACTCACTCAGAACGTATATATAGTAATTCCTGTTCCTTGAGCCGTGGCCCGAAAACCCCAACCCCTAAAAACTTGTTTTAAATCAGCGACTTACGAGCCGTTTCCCCTGAAGGCCTATCTATGCGATAATATAGGAGCGGCTATCTCGGCTGCAATGTGTTCTTTAAAAAGGGAGAAATGCTTATGCCTTATAAGGCAAAGGGCCGTGCTGTGCCCAAAACAGCACAACGAGCTTGGTTCGACGTTGATCGAAAAGGTCTGTCTCAGTTGATGGCCGACAGGCCCCGGTCGTTCCTGCTGTCCGAGCTGATCCAAAACGCTTGGGATCAAAACGTGACCAAAGTAACCGTTGAAATCGAGAAGCTCCGTCGCGGCCTCGCGGTCGTACGTGTAGTGGACGACGACCCCGACGGTTGGTCTGACTTGACCCATGCTTACACCCTCTATGCGCCGTCGGCTAAGAAGGCCGATCCAACGCGACGAGGGCGGTTCAACATTGGCGAGAAGCTCGTCCTGTCCGTGTGCCGTGAGGCGCGGATCGTAACGGTGACCGGCGGTGTCGCATTTGACGCGAAGGGTCGTCACAACCTTCGCAGCCGACGGGAGTCGGGCAGTCTGTTCGAGGCGACGTTACCGTTGACCGACGTGGACATTCGGGCGTTCGAAATATTTTTCGATAGCCTGATCTGTCCACCCGGAATCGCGACGACGCTCAAGGTGCAGGATCGGATCGTGACAATAGACGCACGTTCCCCGGTCAGCACGCTGGAACTGACGCTGCCGACAGTCATTGCCGACGCCGAAGGCAACCTGAAGCGAAGCCGCCGTACCACGACGGTCGAGCTTTACGAGCCGACGGTGGATGAGATGCCCAGCATTTACGAGTTGGGGATCCCAGTGGTTGAGATTGAAGGGCGCTGGCACTTGAACGTGCAGCAAAAGGTGCCGCTTAACTCTGATCGCGACAACGTGACGCCCGCCTATCTGGCGGAACTCAGGGTCGCGGTTCTGAACGCGGCGGCGCACTTGCTAGACACCGAGGACTTTTCTGACGCGTGGGTGACAGAAGCTTCATCGGACGTTCGCTGCACGAACGAGGTGACGGAGCGCGTGATGACGGCGAGGTTCGGGGACAAGCGGGTCGCTTACGATCCGTCGAATCCCGAAGCGAACCGTGTCGCGGCGGCCCACGGCTACACGGTTATCACCGGGGGCACTCTGACCGGCGGCCAATGGGGGAACGCCAAGGCGGCGTCTGCCATAACGGCTGCGGGGCAGAAGTTCCCGACGAGCTACGACGCGTATTCGAACGATCCGAATGCGCCCGAAGCGGAAACCGTGGATCCGGCCAATTGGACGGACGACCAACGCGACACGGTAGCGTTTTCTCAGCGGCTGCACGAGCTACTGCTAGGCTGCTCAACTGAGGTCGTTCTCGTCAAAACCGACAACGCTTTCGCGGCGGCGTACTCAAAGCGGAGTCTGCACCTGAACGTTGACGCGCTGGGACGACAATGGTTCCGGCGTGAAAACAGAAAAGTTCAGGTGGAGCTACTGCTCCATGAGTTCGCGCACTTCCATGAAAGCGACCACTTGTCCGAGAATTTTGCGGACACCGTGGGAAGTTTGGGAGCCAAGCTGGCAGCGCACTTGGGTTTGGACAACCTCTAGTGCCTTTAAGCCCGGCCCTTCACGGGGCCGGGTTTTTTATTGCCACGTTTTTAATGGGTGCTGAGAGAAGGTACAAAAAGCGTGCTCGTCGGCATGGCCTGAAGGCCGATTACACGCCGTGAAATAGTCTGTGTCCCTTTTGACCGGCGCTGGGACAGGAGAAGGTTGCCCACACGGAATGATTTCTTCTTCCTTGCCCAAGGACTCCGGGTTGCAAAACTCGCAACCCCACGCCTCCGGCGGGTCTAGTGTTCGTTCACTCATTGCGTTCTTTTATCGAAAGCTCAATCTCGATTCGCTTTTCGATAAAATGTTGGGCCTTACGCAGGTCTTCGATCGTGTTGTTTTTAAGTCGGCATCGCGCTAAATATTTGATGGCGCTGCCAACAAAATAATCGCATTCCCACGCGGAGATAACATCCCACGGCTCCGGTTGTAACGCCTTATAATGCTGGCCGCCGACTTGTCGTTGATTCGCACTCACTGCGCTGCTCCGGCGCACTCGGCGCAAATGTCCACTGTGATGTAAAAAGGCTCCCACGTATGGACCGTCCCGTCGTACGACGCCATTCCCGCGCGCCCTACGCGCTTCGATCGTTGGCCGTATTGGTCACCCTTGTTGATTTCCGCCTCACAGTCTTTGCAGATGCGGGGCTTCCTTGAGCGTTTGGTCTTGTACGTTACCACGGTAAATCATCCACTTCGAAGATCCGTGATTCGCGGTCTTCGACCCGGAGGTTGCGAGCAATGTGTTCAGCTTCCTGTCGCGTATAGGTCGATTCGCTACGCAGCTCCAAGCTCGCGACACTACGATAAACGACGATAAAGCGCTGTGGCTCTTGGGACTTTTCCAGCTCGTGGGCGTTCTCGATTTCATACACGTCTTGCATACTTTCCACCACTTTGACGGCGCGAAGCCACGTCTCTCTGTCATAATTGTTTTTGGTCATTTACGACTCCTTTCCTTTGAGTTTGTCAGTATATTATTTTAGCGGACAGTATGGGACCGGTCAACGAAAAAAAACCGGGCGCACTAGGTACGCCCGGTCGGTCGAGGGCTCCGGCGTCGAGGGGACAAATCAGCCGGAGCTATTGGGATGCGCGTGGTGTGTTCCGCCGACGCGCGCGGCGAGGACTTTAGTGAAGTGACCCGTCGTCTTTCAAAAACGGTTCCAAAATATCCGCATATTCGTCATCCGGTGTGTCTTCCTGCGTGTGGAGAGCGACAGCGATACTGAGGGCCGATCCAATGAGGCCCATCGCTTGCGTTTGGTCTGAAGACCCGCGCAGCAGTGCCTGTAGCATGACAGTCAACGCGCCGCTCATCGCTGAATCAAACCCCAACTCGTTCTCGCCAAATTTTTCGATGAGATTTTTTGTGAGTGATGCGGCTTTTTCAAAAGCATGGATTCTGTTTTGGGCTTCAGCAACAGACATGCTCATCCTTGCTGGATCCGGCTCCACGCCCGTTCCAATGCCATTGCGTCGTCCTCGGAGAGGCGTTCTGAAAACTCAGTCAAAGCCGCTTCGATGATTTGAACAGCGGCGGCCCATTCGAGGGTTTCCGCGTAGACAGGATGTACTTCATCCGCCGGGGGAAGAGAAAAGTTTACAACGTTTGACATAGTTTTTGTTCCCGTTTACCGTAGGCGTCAGCTTATCGTAGATAGTCTTATACATCAACCGGAGAAAAGCAAAAATGGAGTATATCATGCGAGATCAGCGGAAACCGAACGAGCGCTATCGACGGCGACAAGCCTTCGAAAAGACGTACATGTGGATCGCATCGGTCGCGGTGTTGTCCGTAACGCTTTATGGCATATTCCATTAGGCGTTCTCTGCGTTGCGCCGAGCGTCGATTTCTTCTTTCAAAAACTTCTGATCTTTTTTAGATAGGTTTTCCCGTTTCCACGCTTCCCACGTGAGTCGCAACTGGCCCGAAATTGATCGAGCTTCAATGCGAGCGACAGCGGAAATTTCCTCATACATGGGTCTAGTGACAAGCACCGACTTCCATTTCGTCGTGTCCATTTTTGCGTTCTCCGATTGGTGTAGTGGGATCATGGGATTTTATCGGATTCTCCAATAAAATCAAGAGGCTTCGCCCCAGCTCTGTCCTATTTCAATATCACAACGGTTGGGGATCTCTAAGGGCACCGCGTTCACCATAATTTCCGCATATTTTTCCGCCTGTTCCCGGTTTTCAACTGAAAAGCACAGCTCGTCGTGGATTTGAACGAGTGGCACCACACCGGTCTGGAACAAATCGATCATGCTCTGTTTGCACATGTCCGCAGCGCTCGCTTGGATCAATCGATTTAAACTTTTATACGTATATGCGCGCACCAGTCGGGTCGTTCCGCCGTACTCAGCGATGGCCTCGTCTCTTGGGAGCGCTTTGTGCATCTCAAACGAGTCGGGTTCCCACAGGTCGAAGCGGCACTTCCGGCCTCGGAGGCTGCGTATCGAGCCGCTGGAGCGCGGATCGTTCAATCGACTGCTTACCCCTCGCATCAGTTGGCGAACGAACGGTACGCGCTCGTGGTAGCGGTCGGTGAGGGTCTTGGCTTCGGCTTTGTCGATGTCGAGTTGTTCCGCGAGCTTGTTGACGCCCATGCCGTACATCATGGCGAGGTTAATCATTTTTGCTTGCTTGCGGGGGATTTCAGCCATTTCGGCGACGAGGCTGTGGAAGTCCATTTTCGGATCGTTCGTATAGCCGTCTAGAAATTCGGACAAGCCCTTCAATTCCGTATTTTTTGAATCCCCGTAGGCCTTGGCGTAGTGCACCAAGATCCGTGGTTCTTGCTGGGAATAGTCTATCGCCGCCCACTGTTGCCCCTCTTCCGGTAGGAACAGACTTCGGATCATCGGTCCGAGTGTCGGGTTCCGTGCAGGCAACTGCTGAATGTTCGGGTTCTGATAACTCAGGCGACCGGACACGGTGCCGCCGGAATCGCTGCGGTTTTGATTGATGTGCGCGTGAATGCGCCCGTCCTTTCCAACATACTTCAGGACGTTGCCGACAAAGGCCGAATGCGTTTTGTTCAGTTCCCTCGCTTGCATGATAAGGGCGGGTAATTCGTGAGAGTGTTCAGACAGGAACCCGCGCGTGAAGGACGGTGCCCCCTGTTCGGTTTTTGGGTATGACAGGCCCACCTTTTCAAAAGCCGCAGCGACCGATTGAGCGGCCCAGATTTCGATATCTTTCCCGGCCAGTTTTTTTATCTTTCGGAGCGTGGCTTTTTCCTGTTTGATGAGTTCCTGTTTGGTCCGTTCGGCGCGGTCAAGATCGACGCGAATACCTTTCCATGTCATTTCGATCAGGCACGGCAGCAACGCCATTTCCAGTTCCCAGATGGTGGTCAGATCTTGCTTCATCAGTTCCAATTTGAAACAGTGCCACAGTTCCAGCGTTAAACGGGCATCGGCTTCGCCGTAGGGGCCAACGTACATGGCGGGAAGCAGATACAGTTCGGCTTTTGGATCTACGCCAAACTCTTGCGCGGCTTCGGTGAGCAGGCGTTCGCTTTTTGTTTGGGACAGGTAGTCATAGGCCAGTGCGTTCAGCGAATAGGAGAAGCGGTTTTCATCGAGCAAGCTGGCGGTGATCATGGTGTCGATGAGCTTACCCTTGACGGTAAAGCCCTCGTGTTTCAGAAAACCCACATCGTATGCGGCGTTGTGAAAAATTTTGTCGGCAGGGCATTCGCAGATTTTTTTAATCCAGCGGTGCACGATGCGTTCATCCAGATTGCCGCCGCCCATGTGTCGGATCGGCACGTAGCCATTCCACGAAGCGGTGGCAATGGCGTAGCCGACGACTTCGCCGTTGCCCGTAGGCCAGCCGGGGCCGTGGGATTTTAAATTGGGGTCTTTTGTTTCCAAGTCGATGGCGATTTCAGTTGCGGACGTGAGGTCTGGAAGCTCACTGGGAGGCACCCATTCGCTTTTCGGTGGAAACATTGCCATCTGAAGTTTAGTGACAGATTTCATTCTTCACCTGCGGTATTCGCGCGGGAGCGTTGCTTGATAAATAGGAGTAAGGCTTCCGGCTCATAGCAAACGCGGCGGCCTAGCTTAACAAATCTAGGTCCTCCTCCGAGCCAGCGCCACTTCGTCAATGCCGATTTGCTCACGCCCAGAAATTCGGCGGCGGCCCGTGTGTCTAGCAGTGCGTCTTCGGGGGCTAATGTTTTTATGGCGGCCCGTTTGGCGACGGGTTGTGTCGTTTCGTACTCGACGCGATCGTCCCCCATTTCGAGTACAACATCGACCAACAATCCTTGCCACTTTTCGAGAATGTTGATGTACCCCGCCATGTTCTGCGCGGCGACGGACTCCTCCAGAGCTTGCACCTCATCTAAACCACGTACGGCCATTTGAAACTCTTCCCTCTCGTTATCTAAAATTCTGGACAACCGGGATTCAAATTCCGTCAAGTCGAGGCTCAAGTCCTTCAACACTTTTTTTCTGATTTCGTTCATATTAGGTAGCTCAAATTTAGGTTTTCTGGTTCCACAATATATAAGTTTTGTCTTGCGCGTGTTACTCCCACGTAAAAAACGCGGTGCGTGTCATTGTCGAAATCCAACGCGGCTGCGGGCGCTAGATCGGAAAACAAAACGACGTTATCCGCTTCGCCGCCTTTCGCTTGATGAATGGTGGATAATCGAATACGCGGTTCGGCGTTGAACTTTTCTCCGCGCCGTAACAAGGCGACGATGTACGCACGATCGGCATCCGGCAGGCGGTCCATGGCTTCGTGCCAGATCTGGTCCGCACTAGCCACCAATCCGTGTTGTTTCTGAAGTTTTTCCAGTGTGAACATCGTGGTGTCGTCTTCGAGAATTTTTTTGTGCCCACGGTTGACTCGTACGCCATTTCCGGACATGTATGCATAAATGCACTGAGCCGTGTGCAGTGAGACTTCGTTCCCTTTCCGCAAAGTTTCCCACCCATTGACAGCTTCGGATAATTTTTCAGAAATCGATCGCTGGCGGGGACGTTCGAAAAGGTAGCCCATGGAGCGCAATGTGGTGTCCAGCGGGTCCAGCATGTAATTCGCTTGGGTAAGAATGAGCCATGAGCCGTGGGACAGGTCTGCTTCGGACAGGTCATAGATCCGTTCGACGGTGCCCTTTTCCTGCCGGGGCAGGTATCGCTTGGGGTACCGGTCTGTGATCCGCGACACAATTTTATCGGCAACGGTATGGACACTTTGTGGGATCCGATAGGATTGCTCCAAGGTTTCGGTGCCGCCGGGGAGGTGGATGAATTGATTGATGTCTGCTCCCGCCCAACGGTAGATGGCTTGGTCGTCGTCGCCCGCGCAATACATTTTTTCGCTGTGCTTATCCAGACCGTGGGCAATGTCCCATTGCAGTGGACTCAGGTCTTGTGCTTCATCGAGAAAGCAGACTTTGAACCGTGGGCAGTGGTCCGCCATATTTTCCGCAAACATCACGAGCGTATCTGTGTAGTCCAGCAGACCGTTCGCTTTTTTATACTTGTGGTAGGCGCGGGCCACGTACGACACTTCTTCCCACACGTTATCCAAATGGGATTGGTCGTATTGCGCCCGAACGGAGACTTTCCGCAACCTCGCTAAATTTATGAGGCTTAGAATGGGGTGGTCCGAGGAAGAAAGTGTTGTTCCATCGCCCACAAAGGGTTCTTTTTTGGACCGTACCAACTCGATCCCAAGGTGCTTTGAAAGCTCATGGAAATGTGAGATTTCCATTTGTTGATCTTTGCGAAGCCCGAGGAGCCTGTAGGACAAACTGTGTAATGTGCGAAAGTAGACGAGGTCCTGTTCCGCATCCAAGTTAAATCGCTTCGCGGCGCGGTCCCGCGCTTCCGTGGCGGCTTTTTTCGTGAACGAGAGGAATGCGATCTGGTTAGGAGGCACTTCATCGGCCAGAGCTTGATCCACCAGATTCAACAGCGTCGTCGTTTTGCCCGTACCGGGGGGTCCGAAGATCCGAAACATCAGAAAGGGGAGTCCTTATTTTCCCCGAAATCTGGGGCAGGCACTTCAACAGCATGCTGTTCGTGCGCCGGAATAGACCAGACGCGGATAGGTTTCCCGCTCACTTTGAGGAGAATCGATTTCCCGTTGATGTCCCGCAGACGCTGGGCCATCTTGTGCGGTTTGAAATCAAAGAACCGGTTCTTTCGCAGGAAGGCATCAAAATCTTTGAGTCGGAAATATGTGACACCGTCTTCTTCATCGGTGTAAGGGCGTCTTAAAAGGATTTCCTCCCGTTCACTGGCGCGCTGCTTGCTCGTGCACCACTCTTCGAGGAAATCATAAAACTGTCCCGCGATGCTGGCGTCCTGACTCACTTCCCGTACGTTTCCCTCGGTTTGCGTCATGTCCATCAACAAGTGGTTCAGGCGTCCTTCCCACACTTCTTTGGTTTGAGTTCGCGGCATGAAATTCAATTGTTCGACGCAGGATCTCTGGAAGGCGGGCTGGTTCATTAGACCTTCCGTGTCCATTTCCAAGGGCTGTCCGTTCACGTCCACAAACCAGACGGGAGGCTGGCTGTTATATTTTCGAAGGTTGGCGATAAGTGTTCCGGTGGCCGTGGCGTCTACGCCGTGCTTTCGTGTCCGGCATAAATCAGCATTGCAAAAGGCGTTTATGGGGCTGTCTTTACATTTGTACGTGTAGTCTTTTTTCTGCAACTGCTTGGCGACAACATTGACTTCCGAGAGGGGCAACGGAGGAACAAGGTAGTTGGCGTTGTAATTCAAAATCTCCGTTTCCCATGCGTCTGGGAAGGCTTTTCGCAAAAAAACGCCGATATTGAACAGGCCGTTATTTCGGGATCCCTCGGAAATTTTTTGAGAACACAGATGCTGTAGACAGGGAGGGCCGTCGGGAACGGGCGTACCGTCCGTGGCTTCAATGGTCAGGGCCAGCAACTGCTCTGGAGTTTGAACATGCTTTTCGTGAAGCTCAAAAAACTCGGAAAGTGTGGCAGCGGAGCCGTCATCATGGATAGCGTAGCGCAACCCATCGGAGGCATCATAGTACGGAATGTTCAGAAAATTCCCTACATCCCCCCGGTCCAGATTGAGTTGGATCTGTTTAGGAAACACCTCACACGTGCCGTAGCCCAGCCCTGCGCTCAAACTCTGCAACACCTCTTGCATCTCTTTTGCGGCAATCCACTCCGTGCAGAACAAAAAGCAATGTGCGCCTCCGGATTTGCTTCGACAAACGACAAGCGGCAATTTTGCTTTGCGGATTTTTTCCACCAGCACTTTGTGGTCCAGCGGATACTCATCAATATCGAGACAACCCCAGCGGCATTCGTTCGTTTCGTTGATGGGAATGATCCCAATCGAAACCCCTTCCCCGCTCAAGTGGTTTTCCCACAGAGCCGTGGTTCGTGGTTCGCGAACTAGGCTGGCTTTTCCTAGATTTTTTCCGTTCGCGTTTTTTCGTTTGACATTGTAGGTTCCGTACGCCTGTCTCAGGCCGTCGAAAATACCTGCAAATTTTCCTGCATCTGACATGAAACCCCCCTGATCGAGACGGCGCATAACGCGCCGTCATAATTTTTTGTTTTATTTCCGATCAGAAAGGCACATCTTCATCTATTTCGGTACCCCCCTCTTCCTGCTGATGCTTAACCGTGACGGATCCGCTTGCGATGCTGTGAGCAAATTGACGGGCTTCCTGATAGTGGTCCGCGTTGTCCACAGGGCCTTCCAAGGTCACGTCCCAGTTGAACCATTCGCCCTCATCATTGCCGTCTTCAATGACCTGCAAGGTGTAAACGTAGGCAAAACGAGGCGGGCTAAAAATCTTCCCCGCGTCGTTAGTCATCACCCGCGAGGCAATCATGCTGTTCCATTTTCGCGACTTTTTTAAGGCCGTGCTTTTCATCGCGAGCAACGCAACAGTGGAACTCTCGTTGTCGTCTAAAACCAACAAATAGTGGTGATGCGTGTCCTCAAGGTAGGACCCGCTGTCGGTGTAATCCTTGTTGTCTTCAGGACTTCTGGTGGTTTCCGGGCGTTTTTCGTCCGGCGTGTAGATAGCGACGGGGGCGTTGTTGCCATCGCCGCGCGGCGTCCACTCAATGAACCGACGTTGGTAGGCCGACGGAATCACTCGTAATTTTCTGTCGGAGTAAATCTCGTTGGTCACGGTGTTCCAGACATCCCCCGGCGAGGCATTTATCCCCAGCGCCTTCAACTGCTTGATGCTTTTTTGGCTGCTGGCTTGCAGGAGTTTCAGGAAGGGCAGCGCGAGGTCTTCCTGCCGCACCTCTTCATTTCCCACCCCCGCGTCCGCTTCGAGCAATGTCGTATCCAGCCCAGTAGTTAACGCTTTATTCTCTTTATTTTTGGTCATTTTCGTCGCCATTATTTGCTTCCTCTTTTGATTGTTGCTCGCTGCCCGACAAAAACGCCGAACAGCTCCATCGGAATTTCTTCACCCTGCTCCACACGCTCCTTCACAAAGGCTTTGAGCGTTGAGGGGTGAACCTCTGTTTTTTGAGCAGGAGAAAATCCCTGCCCTTCAATGATGTCTACGAACTCACGCGCCTTGCTGTCTTCGTCTCGTCCGAAGTTCACGCTTACCGTGTTTTTGATCAGATCATCGAATTCGTGCTCGCGAAGCCAATTGAAGGCGGCTTCTTTGTTGTCCACTTTTATGTGGGCACCGTAGGTTTGTTTCACAGAAATTTTAGAACCATCTTCCAATTCGAATGCGGACAGGCCCATCTCAGTGAGCATGGCCGGAAGATCTTCATCGGTTAGTTTGAGCAGGCTTTTTTTCTTTTGCTTGAGCAAGAACTCCAATTGCTCAATGTCTTCTTCTGTTTCAATAATGCGGTTGGCAACTTCAGCAACCGTTTTGAGATTGGTGTCATCGACGTTGTTTAATTTGGAAGAGACGGAATCAGCTTCCATATCGAAGGTTAAATCGCTCATAGATTCTCCTGTTTCTTGGTTCGTGTTTCGTGTTTGAAAGGGTGATTGGCCCTTTACGCGGCCTAGAATGTCTTATATCATTGCACAAGTCAAGGGGAAAACTATGCTCGCATCGACACGCACTTATGATTTCAAAACGAAGCCCTATGAGCATCAGGCGGTCGCTCTGAAAACCTCGTGCTTTTCAGAATATTACGCTCTGTATATGGAAATGGGCACGGGAAAAAGCAAAGTTATTGTGGACACGATGGCGTCGCTGTTTGAAGCAGGACACATTGACACGGTTCTCATTCTGGCTCCGAAGGGCGTTTACGACAACTGGGTCAGAGCTGAGATCCCCCGGCACCTGCCCGACCGCGTCCATCACAATTTGGTCCGGTGGCAAAACAACCTCACAAAAAAATTTATTGCTGAGATGCAAGGCATTCTCTATCCAGCCACGCGTGAAGCAGAAACGCTGCACACTTTGGTGATGAACATCGAAGCCATGAGTACGAAAAAGGGCGCAAGCACGGTTCTCAAATACCTCAAGAACAATCCCAAAAATTTATTGGTCGTAGACGAAAGCACGGCCATAAAAAATCATAAAGCGCTGCGGACAAAAAACATTATCAAGGCGGCTCAGTTTGCGAAGTACCGGCGAATTCTGACCGGTTCGCCCATCACAAAATCCCCTATGGACCTGTACAGTCAATGTACGTTTTTAAGCCCCAAGGCTTTAGGCTTCAAAAGTTTTTATGCGTTTCGAAATCGTTATGCGCGAATGCAGCAACGTCATATTGGTCCCCGCAGCATTCAGGAAATTGTGGGTTACCAACGGCTCGATGAACTGAATGAAAAGCTTAATCGGTTCTCGCTGAGAACACTGAAAAAAGATTGTTTAGATCTGCCCGAAAAAATTTACATGCGCCGAGACGTTCCTTTAACCGCAGAGCAAGAACGCCTCTATCGACAGATGAAAAAGTTGGCGCTCGCGCAGTTCGATCAAGGAGAACTGGCAACCACTTCTTCTGTTTTGACACAAATCATGAGACTTCAACAAATCACCTGTGGGTTTTTAAAACCAGACAACGGTGAAATAGAAGAGATCAAAAACAACCGCCTCGACGAACTCATGGCGGTTGTCGAAGAGCTTCAGGGAAAGGCAATCATATGGGCTTCGTGGACGCACGATATAGTCCGGATTGACAAAGCCCTGCGCCGTCGCTTTGGAGACGAAGCGGCGGCCTCTTATTTCGGCGAAACCGAACAGAAGCATCGACAGGAAATAGTCGAAAAGTTTCAGGACCCCGATTCAGAATTGCGGTTTTTTGTCGGCCAGCCGAGAACCGGGGGGTTTGGATTAACTCTCTCCGTCGCTCAGACGGTCATCTACTTCAGCAACAGTTATGATCTAGAGATCCGGCTCCAGTCGGAAGACCGCGCCCATAGAATAGGTCAAGAAAATAACGTGACCTACATAGATCTCGTTACTCCCGACACCATTGATGAAAAAATCCTGCAAGCACTGCGGGATAAGATCAATATCTCAAGTCAGGTGCTAGGGGAAAAAGCCCGCGAATGGCTAATCTAGGGGCGGTACGAACCGATCCCTTGGTTAATCAAGCCTGAAGTAATGTCTCCGGGGAACATTTGAGCAAAGCGCTGCCGGTTCTCCGGCGTGGTACCTTGGGCCGTGGGCTGCGGGGCAGGTGCGGGAGCCGTGGACCTTAGTGAAGGGACCATTGGCGGCGATTCTGGGGGTGTTAGAGACTCTAATGCCCGTGGAACGTACTCCATAAGGGGGCCGACCGGTCCACGCGATTGGGGTGTCCGTGACTGCTCTTGAAAAACCTCTTCGACTTCTTGCCCCGGTGTGACGAAATCTTCTGCTAAGAGAGGTCGTCTCGCAAGGGCTATAATAGGAACGCCGAGTATTTTACTAAAAGCGTTGCCTATGAAGCCTATAGCCGCCTCTTCTTCCGTTTTAGAGCGGCCTTTTTTAAGCAGGGCCGTTAATAACTCCGTTCCTTCTTTACCCGGTGTAGCCGCCTTAGTAAGAATATCTTTAATCATTATCGAAGGCATACGGTCAAAATATTGCTGCGCGAAAGTAGCGGCTGCACCCGGTATTTGAACTGTCCCGCCCATTCCTGTTTTTGCTGCAAATTGGCGTCCCAAGCCCGCACCTAAAACCCGTAGGCCTAATAAATATTCTGGAGATCCCCCTTGGATAAGTCGGCTAACATCCACCCCATCCTCTACGGCGCGTTCAACACGCTCCATTCTCGTTAATAAGAGTTCAAAGTTATCGCCAAATTGCTTATCTACAATACCGTCCCTTTTAAGGGCTTCCATAAGAGGGGCTTGCCCACGAATATTTCCCAGAGGCGTGTCATATAGCACCTTTCTTAACTTTATAAGGCTGTATCCTTCCGGCGTTCGAGCCTTTTCCATAGCATATTCAATAATAGAATCCCGAAAAGCCTCTTGCGTGTTTCTTGCTTTATGGGTTTTAGCCAATTTCACAATGTTTTTGTAATCACGTAGCGTGTTTTTATTGCTCTCGGACAGTATTTCCGCAACCACTTTTGTTGGGTTTTCGTCCGCTAAAAACCTAGACCATACGTTTTGGCGTTCGACATTTTTCCAATACTCACCAATCTTCAGGCCCTCCGCACTGTCTCCAAGTTTTGCATAGCCTCCTGTTCGCGGGTCTATGTCCAAAAGTTTGGGATCATTGCTCGCATAAGCGCGTAAGAGTGTGTCTCGTCTCTGGGGAACTTCAAAATCGGCCTTTAACTCTTTTAGGCCTTGTAGGCTAAAGACCTCTTCATATTCCTTCATAAAGGCGTCAAAGGCTTTGTCGTCTATAACAAAGGCTTCTATGGATTGTCCTGTAGCCGGATTAACTTCGTCTATGTTTTTTACCACATCGTCCATAAAGGCCTGCCTTACAAAGGCCTTGGTGGCGTCATTCACAGACGCCCTTCTACGTGCTTCTTTGGTCAGTAGCTTACTAAACGACCCAAATGTTCCGAGTTTGTCCGTTCCACGCGCCGCGTAATCCACTATAGTTAGCGCTTTTTCGAGTTCTTTATGGTGCAAATAAACCTCATCCGCGCCACCCCTGAATAGCTCCATTAAGGCTAATTCCGGGGGTTTTCTATACTCTCCGGTGCTTTTTAATATACCCAATTCCCCGCCTACCGCTCTTGTAAACGTATCGTGAAGCTCTTTGGAAAAAGTGTGGGCTTTTAATAAATTTATTTGATTTTCGGACATGTCTTCAAGCGTCCTATTTATTATATTTCCTGCTTCATCGATATTACCCGCGATGCCCATATCAAGTAATGCCGCGTCCGCCAGATCCCCATAAATACGAACGGTGTTGTAATTGACCGCTTCCCCGGCTCCACGATTTCGGATATAAGCAAGCATTTCACTCCTGAAGTTCATCAGTTCCCCAAGATTGCTTTCTTGCAGTCCGGGTAAATCGTCAAGCCCTGTAGGCGCAAGCTCCAGAAGTTCCTGTGCTAATTCATCTTGTTGATTCCTAGCTTGTTCTATTTTTATTCTTTTATTAAAGATCGAAGCTACTCTTTTTCTATCAATTGAATTAGGAAGAGGCCGTTCCTTAGATCTTGGCGTAGGCTTATACATGCCGGGAACGCCGCCCTTGTCAATGGAAAGTTTAAAAGCATCTTCTGCGGCGTATAGCTTATCGAGTTCATTCAAATCTTTAAGCTCAGAACCGTCCAGATAATTTGAAGCCGCCTGTTGAAGCCGATTTTCTTTACCGCCTCGTTCGGCTAGTTTTTCGATCTCTTGTTGAAGGTTTGTAATTTTTTGGTCTGCTGTTTTGGACTGGTTTACCAAGGCGTCATATTGCCTACGGATAGGGTGCATTTGATTTTTAATAAAACTAGGGACGCCCGACCCAACTATATCTTTATAGGTTAGGCCCTCTTTAAGAAGGTTGGGTAATTCAGATGCCCACGCGGCTGCGATGTTTTCCGCTACAACGGGGGCTTTTTGATCGAGCTTGGCATAAAGCCCCCTTTCTATACTTCTTGCGTCTTCAAGGGCGTCGCGTAAGCCTGTATGAACTTGTGCAGAAAAAAATCGTCGTATTTCACCGGGCGTCGCGCCACTTCGAGCAGCCAGCGCCTCTGTTTCTGTAACGGCTTTGGAGAGGTTGTCATTAAGCCAGTTTGTAAAGGTATGCGCGGTCATTTCCCGCTCTAGGTCTGCGGCCAAATGAACAGGCCCCGCCTTTCGGTGACTTATAAGGGACTCCACCAAGCCCGCTAGTGCTTCGTGGCCCTCCTTCGCGGCTCTTTTTTGGACCTCAGAATAAGTGGTTCCGGTCTTCGCAAGGTATTTTTCCAGTATTTTAAAGGTCGAACTTCCCGTTAATTGGCTAGGCGTAAGTTCAACTATATTTCCCTGAGCATCTTTAAACTGTGCGGCGGTAAGGACTTTTAAAAACTCTTCTGGGGACTCGTTTATTCCCCCTTTATTTAATTCACTAAAAAGGCCTGTTAAATAATCAGCGGCGCGTTGCTCTCTGGCACCCGGCCCGAAAGAACTAAATAGCTGTTTTGCGTGCTTTCTTCCCCAGCCAAGAAACGCACCGGGATAAAATATAGACATCCCCACTTCTGCCGCCAACTTCGGACCTTCCTGCAAGGGAGCAACCTCTTCTACATACATCGCTCCAAGCGGCGTCCATGCGGTGCCAATTAATGCTTCCCCGGCAAGATATTTTTTGGGGTTCCTAAGAAAATGTTCCCCCGTTGCTTTTGCCCCTTTTGCCCCCGCCGCCACAAAATCTCTTCCGACTCCGTAAACTGAGGCGGGAACGGCACCCACGGCTGCTCCAGCAGCTTGAGCCTTGGCGGCTCCGTACCTTCTTGCCTTGTTCCACATTCGAGTTAAAAAGGGGCTAACCGGTCCCGGTGCCACCTTGGGAAGAGGGGATAAAGCCAAGGCCTGTCCCATTTTTGTCACGTTGTCCGTAACTACAAGGGGCGCTATTTGAGGCATATGCGCGAGGCCTTTTGCCATTAAGGCACTAAGCGGGTAGACCCCTCCGGCCAAAAGGCCCGCCGTTCTTCCCGCCTCATATGACGTATAGTCTTCTAAAGGTAATTCCGGGTAAGCCCCCTCTTCTTTTTCACGAAGAACGGCAGAAAGTTCCGCTGCGCCTAACGCAGATCCCACCAAAGCACTTACATAACCAAGACCCTTCGCAGTTTTACCCACAAGTCGGGCTGTGCGCCCTACCGGGGTACCCGAAAATACGGCAGAGGCGGCTTCTTTTGCTTTTGGCGCAAGGTTTAACGCCCGTTGCATTAAAGTGGGTTTGCTCGTGACGGAAGCTGCCCCACTGGGTGCTACCGTAATTACTTGTGGAATAGGCCCCGCTGCTTTAGCCCCATAGGCCATAGCCCCTTTTCCCGCTTCCGCTGCCACTTGTGCCGCGCCACGTGCGGCCTGCTTGCCCACCGAATAAATGGCGGGGACTGCTTTCGCGGCGGCGGCAACGCCAACCCCCGCCGCAAGGGCTTCCGGGGCTTCTTGCTTGAACCCTAAAAAAGCAGAACCGGCACGCCCCTGTGATTCTATTCCGGTCAATTTAGTTATAATATCGTCGTAAGAAAACCCGGCGTTTAAAGCGCGGTCTAGGTCAAAATCAGTTTCTCCAGCTAACCGGACTGCGATCTTTTCCTTGGCTTCTAGTTCACCATCGCCTTTTAATCGTAGCGAAGAATAAGCGCGTCTTGTGTCGAAATTTTCAACAAACCGTGCCCCTGTCTTGCTAACCCCAATAATAGGTCGTGTAGATTGAGGCGTCTCTGACGTGACAGAAGCTGCTTTTTTTAAAAACTCATCTTTTTCTAAAATAAGCGACGGATCAAATATGTCTTGCGGTGAAGCCATTTTATTTAAAGCCTAAAGAATTGGTCTAAATCATCCATGCTATCTTCTTCTGGACCCGATATTTTACGTTCGTAAGCACTTACCAATTTGTCATATTCTCTTTGCAAAGCTCGCGCGGCAGATAAATCTCGCCTTGTTTGTATCGTTTGTTTCCTGTCCAACTCCCCTGATTCCAGTTTTTCGGAAAGCAGGTTTCCTGCAAAATCCATTGTGCGGGAGGAAGTTTTAAATTGGTTTAAAGCGCGTCTATCGTTATATAAAAACTTTGCAGGGGGAACCTGTAATTGTTGTAAACGTATTTGAAGTTGAAGATTTTCTTTTCCCGAAATGGTTTTCATCATTTCCGTAGTAGCAATCGTACTCAATGCGGAGATAGCCGGGATAAGCTCTTCTGCGGCTTCTGAAAAAGCCGGAAGGTCTGTGCCAATTAGTTCGTTTACGAGATCAGAAGCCTGATTCATAACCGTACTACCTAATGCACTTGCACCTGTGGCAGAGGTTAGATCCAAACCCGGAGACACCCCTAATAGACTAACGTCTTGCTCTTCTAAAGGATCGGGTAACACCACATTTAAATAATCTTGATAAGGCACCTCAGAATAGAACCGTTTATGAAGTTCCTTAGCTAACAGGTCCGAAGGCTCCTCCCCAAATTCTGGGTTACGCTCCTTAAATTCACGAATTGTCATAGTAGGTAACGGCATATCAACAATCCTATTAATTGAGGGGAGTTAGGCCTGCCCGTTCTTCTAATGCCGCGTATCTAGGATCCTTACGACTTAAATAGGGTGCTCTAAAGTTTGGATCATTGTCTCTACGCACAGCTATTGCGTCTAAAACAGGTCGCGGCAATAGCATACCCGGCACTTCTTGATTGAGTTGAGGATCCCATTTACTTTGAGTAGCCGAAGTTATATAGGCATTTAAATACGATTCCGTATCAGCATCTAAAGTTCCCGCAGCATATCGATCCCAAAGATCTTTATTTCCAAACACATTACTCGTCCTTCCCAAGGCATCCTTTCCGCCAAAAGGGCCTTCCGTTAAATCTAAATCAGGCGTTCCCGTTTGTTTCATATATTCTAATGCGCTCAACATGTCCCAACGGGCCTTTTGCAGTTGCTGGCCCGTAACCGCAAGGCCATGAGATTTTTCAAACTGAAGTGTTTTTGCATCTAAGGCCGTCATAAACTGGTTATAGGATTGATCGCCCGCTTGTTCTTGAATGGCTCGCCTTAACCTATTCTCTTCTATTAGATCGTCTCGATTAAGTTGCATATCTTCCATAAATTCTTGTTTTAGCTTTATCAACTCGAACGCATCTTTTCGAACATCCTCTCGAAAGTCTTGTGTATCGTCCTCCACATCTTCGCGCCAATCTTGAAGATCTTCTTGCCAGTCAAAGTCTCGGTTGGCTTTAGCAACGTTATATTCCGTCAATCGCTTCGCGGCGAGTGTGTCGTACGTTGTTCTATATTGTTGTAACTTAAACATGCCTTGCATCTGCCTGCTTTGTTGCGTTAAAGCCTGTTCGCCTCTTATCAAATCTCTTTCTACTATCTGTCCAAAGGAATTGGCGCTTTGTTGCAAGGCATTTGTATGACTTACTTCGGCCAACCGTTCTTGAATGGCTCCCAAAAGACCGCGCTCTTTTAGCTGTGTATTCATACGTTGGTTTGACAACATGGCAGTTAACTGGTTTTGTACATTTGAAAGCCGTGTTTGAAATTCTCGTGTGGTTTCATTTTCTAGTTTTGTAATTTTGGCGGCGAATTCCTCCCGACTTTTAAGGGCCGAAAAACCTATTTTTTGGCTGCGTTCTGATAGAGCGGCACTTCTCGTTGCGGTTTCTTCCCGTTCTGCTGCTTGTAGGGCAGAACTTTTTATCGCCAGTTGTTCTTGCCTTTGTTGAGCAATGCGCTCACCCATGGTTTTTGGAACTTGGGAAAAAGCGGCGGCAAACTGGGCCGCAGGAGATCGTGAGGCAACATTCTCACCACCCGCACCGCGCCCACCTGCAAAGTTTAAGCCTGCCCCGGCAATGTCAAACAGCATCTGAGATTTAGTAAAGTCTTTTTGATCCTGCCCAGAGCCTAAAAGGTCTTCATACAGCGGCAATCTTTCTTTAAACTGACGTTTTAAGCGCTCGGGATCCGCGTAGTTGGTCATTAGATCAAAACCGGGGTCTAAGCTGTCCATTGTTGGAAGGGTATATCCCTTCGGTGCGGTAACCGTTCCGGCTGTTACACGCTCTTCTTGTGGAATCATCCCCATTATATTTACGCGAGGATCCCGTATAGCTGTGTCCGGTGTGAGATAACGCCGTCGGGATTCTGGGGTACTGCGCTGTCGATCTGGATCAAGATCTAAAAAATCGGTACCTATGGGCACCGGGGTCTTATACGCGTCTGGATTTACTACGAGTTCATCATCCCCGAAGCCTAACAAACCTTTTTTTTTACGGGTGACAGATGCAACGCTCCCCGGCTCATCTCTAAAAAGATTCGCAATGCTACCAAAAAAGCCGGGTTTTTCTACGCCTTGACCTACAGCAAAATGCTGTACGGGGCCGCCATAAGCAAAACGCTGTACAGGGCCGCCATAAGCCATTCCTCCGGGCGGGGGTGGCATCATCGCTCCGGGCGGTGGACCCATCATGGCTTCAGGGGGGAGCGCTTCCATTGCCGGTTGTGCACCAGCCATCATCAAATTTCCGAGGCCCTCTCCCATCGGAGTGGCTTCACCCTCTTCCGTCAGCATTTCGGCACTACTCGAAAATTCCTGCATCAGATTGCCTATACCACTGTCCACGGCACCCTGCTCTGTCATCATAATCGCAGGCTGTACCAAGGCTAAAACAGAAGGCGGCGTGGCCTCTGCATCCTGTTCGCCCACGATTTGGGCGAGTTCGTCATACCGTTGCTCAAGGGGTACGTCTGTTCCACGAAGCGCGTTTATTAACTCTTCGGGATCTTCTGCCATGTCTACCGCAGATAACGTGTCGTTGACGTACTCACGGCCCACGTCTTCCATTCGGTTTGATACGGCCCCTTCGGCTTGGTTTAGGATCTCTGGGGCTTTCGATATTAACGCATCCATGCCCGCAGGCCCTGCTTGTGGGGGAGGCATCATTGCCTGCGGCGGCATTCCCTGCGGCGGCATTCCCTGTGGAGGCATCATTGCCTGCGGCGGCATGACAGGACCACCAGCCTGCATTTCTAAAGGAGCCTCTTCCTGTACAGAGGCGTCAACTGTTTCTAAGGCATCTTCAACAGACATGCCTTGATCAACCAAGGCTTTTACCTGTGCCTTTTGTTCCGGGGGTAAAAGGGCCAAGGCTTCTTGTTCTTGTCGTCCCGATGAAGTAAGGGCGTGGTATCCCAAAAGTGCGGCCCCCGACCCAAGAGCCGCAGGAGTGGATTTGAGCGCTAATGCCCCCGCCCCAAGCGCCGCAAGACCCCCCAACGCAAAATGTTGTACGGGGAACTCAAGCGGTCGCAGAGGAGCGAAACGCTCACTGTCACCAGCCTGCATTTCTAAAGGAGCCTCTTCCTGTGCCGGTGCAGTGGCTCTTTCCAATGCTTCTTCAAGCGAAAGGCCCTGATCGATCAAATAGGCTACATAAGAGCGTGTTTCTGGGTCCAGTTGTGCCAACACATCCTCTGGAGAATCCGTGAGAGCGTCATAAGCTAAAGGAATACCCACGGTTGCTCCAAGAACATAAGGGTTCACTGCAAAACGTCCTGCTGCGCCCGCAACACGACCCGCTTTTCCTAACAGAGATCCTAAACCGCTTTTTCCTGCGGGTGTTGCCCCGATCCTTGTCCTTCTAAAAAGCTCATCTGAAGACTGCGTAGGTACGGGTAAATTAGGACTTCCGAAACCGCCGGGGGGTGCATTCACTGGACCTGCACCAACGCCGCCGGGGGGTACGCCACGTAGGCGTTCCATAAGTCCTTTTCCACGTTCAAGGGCTTCGCCTGCCATGCCTTTTCCGCGTTCCCATTGGTCCGAAGAATAACCCCAAGGGTCCGAAACCCCACCACCTGTTTGGTAGTGCTGACGAAATAAAGGTCTAGATAAAACACCCGCCATTAGAATATCCCCGCTTGACGCGCGCCTGCCGCCGTCGCTGTTCCCGCAATACCCAATCCCGTCAACGTTTGAAAGGCTGAAGGTTGGGCCGCCGCAGAAGACGTAATGACCTGCTGTCCTGACGGCGTTCCTTTATAAATGTCCGACAGGAAAGCATACTGCTGATAGGGCTGCGCTTGTCGAGCAAGATTGGTTTGACGCAGTGCGTCCAATTCCGCTTGTTGCTGCTGGCGCATTACACCACCTATGTCCATAAGATTTCTGGATTGAGCTATCCCCAGATTAGTGCTTAATTCTCCCAAACCGGCCTCTTGTAGTCCTAAAGTACCCAACTGACCCCCCAACTGACCGGTTTGTAAGCCTAATTGACCAATACCTTGGGCTAACTGACCGGTAAGGCCCACGCCAGCCAGTTGTCGTTGTTGCGCGGCTTCAAACGCTTGTTGGGCATTTTGCAGGGACCGTTGATAACCCGCAGACCTCAATTGTCCTGAAGCACGGGCCTGTGCCTCCTGAAGGTTTCTTGCGCCTTCGGCAAGTTGAATGCCTTGACGCGAACCCCCAAAAGCGCCCGCACCCACGGATTGCGCTTTTAAAGTTTGATCAGCAATGGCCGACTGTCGTTGAAGGTCTGCAAGTGTTTGTTGTACGACCTGATCTTCATAGGGATCCATATAGGCCTGAGCCATAGTCGGATCAAATTGCGCTGCGGTTGTCGGAATTCCGGCCAAGCCTTGCTTATAAGCGTCAAAACCAGTGCCCATCATGGGCATCGCCGCACCCGAAACGGCGGCTTGTCCCGCCTGTACGCCGCGAAGGCCGCCTGCAATATAAGGCTCGTAAGCGCCGATACCGCCTTCGACTAAACCCGCACCCGCTTGTTCTAAACCTGATAAACCCGCAACCTGATAATCCGGCGGCAGTACGCCAGCTTCTATCTGTTGTTTTATAAAGCCTTGTGTATCCGCTAAAAGACCCAGACGATAGGCTTCAATAGCCGGGTCTTCTCGAACAAATTGTGTAGAGACAGACGATTCAGGCATTAGACTGTTTGACCTTCAAATTGGCGCATCATGTGATACATGTTCTGCATCCCTTGTTTCCGGTTTCCGTTTCCGGCCCCGCGTACCGCTTTAGCCGTCATCACATATTCGCCGTCAGACAGCATAGCGGGTATATCATCAGATGTGCCTGTGCCGGGTCCGTTAATAGCGCCGATACGCGGAGGAAAATTATTTTGATTTATGGGGCCTCCCATAGCGCTATATCGAATATCGTCGAGGGTGGCGGGGGTATAAGCGGGCGACGGAATTCCTACACTAAACAAACCGGGATTGCTTTGTAACCGCCCCAATGCGCTATTTGGCCCATACATTTGATCATAAAAATCTACAGGCTCTGGCTCTTCCCCCGGTTCAAACGCACCGAAGAGCCCCGCAGTACCCAGACCCAAAGCCGTTGAAGGCCCGTATCGTTGCAGTATATTGGGACCGGCGGCATTGTAAGCAGCGTCCGCTATCTTCACGTCACCCGTCCGCTCAAATGCTTTGTTGTATGCAGCCCGTTTAATCCCTTCCACTTGCTCCGGGTCGAGGCCGCCCCGGACCATTAAGTCCCGCGCCTTAGCAAAGCGGCCACGGTCACCGGCTACCTCACCGCCTGCCGTAGAGGCCGGTGGGGGGTTATAGGGAATACCGCGATCGAGGATAGGGATATTACCCCCCGTAGGGGTACGGACAGGAGGCTGTGATAGAAAATCAGGGTTTAATGTAACCCCCCTACTAGAGTCCAAAAACGCATTATTTGAAGGAAACGCGGGGGAATACTGAGTGCCCAAAGCGTTCGGGGTCAAGGGCTTCGCCTGATACGGAACTATATTTCCCAGAGCATCATATTGAACAAACGTCGAGGATTGCGGTTGAAAGGGTTGTCCAGCATACGACGATCCCGTCGGTGCTTGAGCTTGTACTAAAGAGCCCATATCCGCATCGGGGGTACGGAAGGACACGCGCCCGTTTGTCATAACGGGCCGGGCATCCTGTAATTGCGCCTGAAAAGAGCGGACTGGAGTAGTTTGAACGGGTTGTCCAATATACCCTTGAAGATTCCCCGGCTCATATGCCCCTAGCGGTTGTAATTGGCCCAAAGGTAACGAGGCCTCCCCAGCGGTTATGGGGCTTATCTCGGACGCTGCGTCTACGGGGCTTGCTGCGTCGGGGCCTGTGTCGGTCCCTATGACTTCAGAGCGATCTTCTATAGGAGCCCCGGCGCTTGGGGCGCGGGCTGCAAAGGGTGCTTTAAAGGCGTCGCTTACCCCCTTTTTAAAGCCTGCCAAACGGTTGCCTTCGCCTGCGCCATACGCCCCTGTAAGCCCGGCATAGAGTCCACCAATGCCTCCCGCAATAACGGAATTTTTTAAGCTCTTGCCAAAACTTTCGCCCCCGATAAGCGAAGCAATTCCCGTTCCCGCCGCAGCACCAAAAATGGGGCCTAGACGCGTCATACTTAACGCAACAGGCAGTACAACCGGCGCAATGGTTTTTACGACCTTTTTAAGGCCTTTGAAAAGTTTCTTGAAGAAAAATTCAGGTTGGCCCGTGACCGGGTTAATCGAATTAAGTTTGTCGCCCACAACATAGCGCTTAGGCTCAAGGCCCATATCGCGCATTTGGGTAAACAGGGCGGCTTTTAAACGGGGGTTTTCATTTAGCACAGCCAAAGGAATGACTGTTTCCCCTTTCGAGGCATGCACAACATAGCCGTCGCCAAAACGGCCAAAGTCCGCAAGGTGCTCGGCAACCTGTTGTATGCCTGTGATCCCCAGAGCGGAACGCTCGTAAGCCATTATGTCACTCCTCTGCTGGCCCGTGGAGCGTGGACCGAAATTGCGGTGCTACGCTGCTCGGACCCGGTCCACGGTTTTTTACAGTCTGGACACTGCCCTGATGGGTAGGAAGCAACTTCCGCAGGTGTATCAACCTTTTTTCCGCATGACGCACAAAGCACTATATCAAAACTGCCCTTAGACCGCCAACGTGATAAAGAAAGGATGGGTCTGTCCATCAGGAAGTGGTTACCGTAGCCGATCCCACGGTTCCCGTACCTTCGCTTCCGCGAGGATTGGAGACGTTCCCAACGGTAATTTTGATATAAGCCTCATGCTCGAAAAGCGCCCCCGTTTCCAGATTATAATCGTCTGATTGAAGATTCGTGAGAGTCATGGTCGTGGCCCGTGAGTCGCCGGGATTGTTGACTTGCTGTAAAAACACAGAAAAGGCGCGCACGATTTCCGCCATATAAGCCGCGTCATAGGTACCCGGCGGAAGCGGAAATTGCGGCTGGACAAGGTTTCTGGAACTCATTGTCGGCCATCCTGTCGTACCTCAACACGCGGAGATCCCAAACGCCACTGGACCTGTTCTCCCGAACTGGCAACCCGCAGGGCAAAAGACCGCCCGCGCAGGCGCACAAAAGCCTGATTGGTAAATTGTTCTACTACCGTGGAAGTGGCCGCTTCCGTTTGTGTGACCGAACTATTGTCAGAGCTTAGGTAAGCTCCCCCCGGAAAATTCCGTGTTTTCAAAGTGAAGGTGGCAGTGGGAGACGTTGCTGTCGAACCGCCAAACGTTACGTCGGGAATTAGGCGGCGAATAAACGCAAACCGTTCACCGTCTCCAATGTCAATCTGGCTGGATTCGATATGGGAGCTAATAGCGCAAGGCGGGTTTGTACTACCATCATCTAAGCCAAATTCATGGTTATACAGATAGTAATCCGTGCCGGTTGCTAACGGATAGTCGTTAATGCCGCGATCTAACCATGCCGTACGAGCCAAGGAACCATAGGACCAAGCCTTATCCTGATAATTGTAAATCACATACTTGTCTATTTCTGTGGAATCCCCTGAAGGATAAAACCACCAAACTTCGTCAAAAGTGGAATTGAGTGCCGCAAAAACCTTTTGGTTTTGGGCCACATTAAAATCGTCAAATATGTAAGAGCGCACGGCGCAGGGGAGCTTCTGAACGCGCCCATCAAAAACATAAAAGTCCTCTTGGCCCATCCAAAAAATCGTGTCGTCTACCGCCTTCGCCGCCATCGGTCCCATAATGGTGATGTTTTCCGACAACTGGGAAATGCCAAAAGTAAAGGGCGGTCCCAAAAACTGCATAGCGTGTAACGAAGAATCCGTAAACACTATAATTTGTTGTCGGGTTTCCACGGCACAGATGATTTCAGATCCAGATCCTACTCGTAATTCCCCGGCGGAATTGGTCGCCAACGCATTCCACGTCGTCGTACTTTCTGCATCGCTAAAACGAATCAGCAGAGGATCCTGCGTTCCGATCGTGGTTTCCCCATCACAGCCAAAAGCTACGATGTGGCGATCTCGGTCAGACACCAGCACCTGTTTGGCAATCGTCGGTATGGCGGAATCTGTATCTAGCGAGGCAAGCGTCACGGCACGATCAGTGCCCAGTGTCTTGGCGCTTGTGTCCCAATAATAGATACCGCCGTCCCGAACATTAAATATTAAGTCTTCACCAAAATTATCATGGGACCATAAACGTAAAGTGTCAGACACCGTGAGGGTGCTGCTCGATCCCCACGTACCACGGCCCCACGTGCTTGTACCCCAGCCAGTACCAAAAACGGTAGAGTCCAGTCCTGTGTTTATTTGATATTTTCCTACTGTTGAACCACCGCCGTTACCGGAGTCACCACTAGCAGCTAATACAGCATTTCCAGAAGTATCTTTCGCTTCAATCGTGTAAGTGCTGGCATCTGTAACGGAGGCAATTTGATATTCCTGATTTAAAACCGCCGCAATAATATTTCCGCCTAAACTAGCTGCCCCGGAATACGTGACAAAGTCATTTGCTACCGCACCGTGGTTTGTATCCGTAACCGTAAGCGTTGCATCCCCAACGCCCACACGAGCAAAGGTTACATCCCCCGCAGACGTAGTCGAACGCAAGGGGGTAATGTCGGTAAACGCGCCACCCAAATAAAGGTAATATTTTAGATTGGTGCCTGCGCCGGTATAAACATCACCCGCTAAGGAAACATAAGTATGAAGCGCACGGCAGGTTCCTAAAAAAGTGGAGGACGAAGCCTGTTGCCAGCCCCCTATCTTTTCCGGTACCCCGTATCGGAAGCGAATCATATCGCAGTCATACCAGCCCCCTTCATTACTGTAGGAAGTAACTTCTCGATTAATGCCGGGGCGAAATTTTAGTTTGGTTAAAGGCATTCTCTTTAAACTACTTTACGACGCCTTTTTTTAGCTGTTTTTGCAGCTTTTGCAAATGCTTTGTCCGTTGGAGCACCTTTGTCACCTTTTTTACGCATTTTTTCCTTTGAACCCGCTTTAGCCACTCGCTTACGCTTCGCATGAATGTTTGCGTATAAGCCTTTTTTAGACTTAGTCTTAGTCTTAGACTTAGCCATAGCCTTTCCTCTCGCCAAGGGACCTGATTAAATCACGCCTTTCTCTTTCAGCACAAAGCCAAGCACCCCGCCAACGATGCCCAGCATTATTAGCCAATTCTGTCCTGTCAGCATGCCAACTCCCATGACGGCGGCTCCGGCAGCGGCGTAACTCGACGGTTCCTTAAATCTGTCAATAATCCATTTCATAATCTAAGCCTCTGGTGGTAATGTTCTACGCTATGCACTCTCTAACGCAGCAATTCGTGCTTCAAGAGCATCATTTTTAGCACTAAGTTCTTTAACCGCTTTAATCAGCGGTATTACAAACATCTCTTTTGAAATACGTTGGGAACCATCAGGATCTTCTTTCCATCCGGAAAATCTGTCCACTCCAGTTTTATCTAAAGCAACTTTAACCTCTTGCGCCACAAGACCGTGCATCTTGACACCAAGAGTCATGTGGTTTTCTTCACTATATTCAGCAAAATCTTCAGGAAACTCATTGTTTGGTTTCCATTCGTAAGTTACTGGTCTTAGGTCATTAACAAAGTCCAACCCCAACACGGCATCTTCTATATCTTTCTTTTTTCTAACATCTGAAGATTGAGACCAAGCGGCATCTGTATCAAATTCGTTGCGAACAACATTTCCTGACTTACCGATTGTGACTTGAGAATCTTCAGAACAAGATATGTTGGTGCCAATTGAAATTTGATTAGCGGCACCGACAGCCGAGACATCCGTAGCATATCCAACGCATACGTTAAAAGTTCCGGTGGTAACTGAATCTCCGGCAGCAGAACCTAGCCCCGTGTTGTAATCACCATCGGTAACAGCACCGTTCGCGTTGTAACCTATTGCAGTATTGTGAGTACCAGTGGTGGTAGCAAAGCCAGCGTAATACCCAATCCCCGTGTTGGAACTGCCTTCGCTGTTGGTATAAAGCGCTGCATACCCCATCGCGGTGTTGTAGTCGCCGCCTCCTCCTGCACCATCGTTACTAGTGAGCGCAAAAGACCCTACCGCTGTGTTAAGAGTTCCAGTAGTATTAGCAGTAAGCGCAGCATAACCTACTGCAACTCCGTAACCATCGGTGGTATTAGCAGCAAGCGCGGAGCAGCCTACCGCTGTGGCGCGTAAGCCAGTGTGGGCCGTAAGCGCCCTATCGCCGATTGCTGTGTTTTGAATACTAGTTTCATTAGCATCCAGAGCCTGATAACCCACTGCCACATTTTGATCACCTGTCGTGATTGCAGTTCCTGCTTCATCGCCCACAAGGGTGTTGTAATTACCCCCGGATGCAATGGAGTTGCCTGCGTTGACACCAGCGATATAGTTAGATACTCCTGCGGTCACGGTGGACTGGGTGCCACTGATAATCCAACTATCCGCGCTTTCATCCCACAAAGCGTACTTGCCCGCCGTCGCTCCAAAAAACTTTACGTCATATCCAGTATCGTCTACTCCGACCGTTACTGTATTGTCTATTTGAACGGCTCCATCAATGTCTACTGCATCTAAGTTAGCCGTTCCGTCAACATCTAAATCTCCAGCGAGATCGATGCCCGCAGCACCGGCTAAAACTAAGTCGTCAGTTGATGTATCCCAAAGCATGTAGGCGCTTGCTGTATCACCAAAGAATTTAACGTCATAACCCGTGTCATCAACGCCTACCGTAACGGTAGAATCAATCTGAACAGCTCCGTCAATATCAACCGCATCTAAGTTAGCCGTTCCATCAACGTCTATATCCCCGGCAAAAACAAGATTCTTAGCCAGCACACTTGCTACGGCTGCGCCACTTCCTGCACCATCCGCGTAGATGATGTCCGCCGCACCATTGGCAATCGTGACATTTGCGCCCGTGCCTTGTGAAAAAATCACGCTTTGGCCGCTGGAATTAACCACAAAATACAATTTATCCCCGTCATTAGGGCTTAACGTAATAGTGTTCGTGCCACTCGGACTTCCGCCCAACACTAAAACCTTATAATTGCCATCCGAAGCGGAGCCATCAGACGTGGTTAGTGTTGTAGTTGTGCCTGTCAGGCTAAGTGTGCCCACCCCTGAAATAGCCCTGTCCAATATATCCATATTGGTGTTGGTCATGGTTCCCCAAGTACCGGAACGATCCCCCGTTGCCGGTTTTTCAAGGCCCTGATTTAATGTGTATGTACTAGTCATAACTCATATCCTATGCTGCAATCTTTATCCAATCGGGTGTTTGAGACGGTGATACAGAAACCCAAGATGGAGATTGGCTTGGGCTAATCGCGCTATAGCTGGGATCTTGATCGGGAATTATAAGACCCCAAACAAGAACCCCGTTTGTTTCTCCTGTACCGGATACGCCGGTTACGCTGAGGTTAGCACCAGTCTCAACCGTTACAGAGCCCACCGAACCTGTTCCCGCAACACCTGTAGCGGATACCGTAACGCCTATTCCTTCAACAACAGTTACAGAACCAACGGCACCTGTTCCCGCAACGCCTGTTACAGAAACGGTTACACCGCTTCCTTCAACAACAGTTACAGAACCAACTGCACTTGTTCCCGCAACGCCGGTGACGCTGAAGTTAGCATCAGTATCAACCGCTACAGAGCCCCATGCGCCCGATCCCCATGTGTCGAGTCCCCAACCGGTCCCTGCCGAACCCGTACCCGCAACACCTGTTACAGAAACGGTTACACCGCTTCCTTCCGTAACCGTTACCGAACCTACCGAACCCGTACCTGCAAGACCGGTAACAGATATTGTTACATCCGTTCCTTCAACAACAGTTACAGACCCAACCGCACTGGTCCCGGCAACACCTGTTACAGAAGCATCAATACTAAGCTCAACTGTTACAGAGCCAACCGCACCGGTTCCCACAACACCCGTAACGGAAACTGGAGCGGCTTCGCCCCATGTGCCCGATCCCCATGTGTCGCGGCCCCAACCGGTGATTGCGGCCATTAAGCGATCCTTATAATTGCATTACTGGCGTCCGCAGCGGGAAATACAATCTTAAAGTCTCCCGAACTGGAGGATTTATCAGAACCAAAGTCCAAAACAATCACGGAAGGATCTCCACTGGCACTGTCATTAAAAATCAACGAGCCTCGGGCCGTAATGGTGGAAGAACTCCATGTCGAATCAGCAAAATCCGTATATGCCGTCGTACCGCTTGTTGTTGGGTCTACGCGAGTAAGGGAGTTTCCCTTAGCTGTATAGCCCGTACCCGTAACCTCATTACTAGTGGTATACGCTGTCGTAGCTGCCGTAAAAGAAGCACTGTTTGTATACAATGCTGCTTGAAACGTATTTCCTCCACTATTTAAAAAATTGTGCTTGGCTTCCATTAACTCTTTCTTGAAAGACGTACACATAAAATTTCCAGTAAAGGCCATGTCAAAGTCTCCTAATTGCTTCAGCAAGTTCTGGATGCCCTGCATCCTTTAATGCGTTATAGACCGTGGTTCGATCGCTCTTAATGGCTTCCCGCATGTAAAAGGCAACCATTTTTTCTATATGGCCCTTAAAAGCGTAAGCCTGTGCCTGAATGCCCGGATGAGTATTGTTGGATATAGAAATGATTTTGTTCGCACAATGATGCGCCACTTCTTCCGGCGTAAAGCCCCGATTATTTGTCGTATGAACCTCTACAGAATAATCGGAAGGAAGATCTATATTTAATGCGTCCATCATTGTTTCGGCCTAATAACCATGCCAGCACGGTAATCTTGTGTAACTTCCTTGGCTTCGCCAAACATTTTAAGAGCTACCATGGCTTCGCCAAAACGCTTTTCATATTCGGCCATTAAATCCTGCTCCCCTTTCATATAGGTGTAGGCTTCGGTTAAACACCCATATAAAAGAGCCAACGTGGCGTTTTCACTCAACCACGTTGTTCCACTGTCTCCCGCAGCCGTCAAACTCGCGGGGCGGTAAAAATAGTGCATTTCCGTCGTATACCCACTATCCGGCGTCGGCCCAATAATAAAATTGGTTATGTCAAACATTGCATAATACCGAGGCGTTCCCGTTGTGGAACTGTTTGGGTTAAAAGACTGCACAAAATTTACGTCTTTGTATTCAAGAAAGCTTTTGACGCTACTGCTTGTGATAGATAACGAAAAGGGTGCCAAAAAATCGCTCGGGGCAGCTAAATACTGATTCGAAGAAGACATGGTCCCCGTTACGTTTTTACGAAAAAGCTCTAATTGGACGTTTTTCAGGATCCGTTCTTCGGCCAGCTTTATAAAGTCGTCCATATGCGTCACGAACGTCGTTTCCGTGTTTTCGGTGTAATCCTGTATAGCGGTCTTTAGACTGGAGTAAGTAAAGCTCATGTCGCCACCGTCACCGCGCCAACCTGCCCCACAGACATGATGGGCTTAAAGTTAGCTATTTCAGGAATAATCGTATCCACATAGACCACCATGGGTTCGACCCTATCGGGACGCGGGTTTTTCAAAGCCTGTGGGTCCACTACCTTATGCCTTGGGTCTAGCTGGGGTTGCTTTTGTTCCCATTCGTCATAGCCAACAAGCGCTCCGGTCCATTCCTTTTTCATACGCCTAAGTAAATAAGAAGCCCCAGACCTATCTGAAATTCCCCGCGCATGTTTTCCTACAGCGAAACGAGACATCAGTTAAATCTCGCATACTCTAAGCTAGGCACGACATTAAACGAGGCTCGGTCACGATCTTCTACCATAGCCCTCTCCATCTCTTCCTCATATAACGGTTTCAAAACTTGAATCCGATTGGGCGCTCGTTTTAACGCAATGTAATAAGCAAGTCCTGCGGCCAAAGCAGGATAAAAACGAAACGGTACACCCAGCGTATTTGTAAAATCATCCACATCGTCTATTCGATAAAGACGATCAAAAATGAGAATGTCGGTACTGTTTTCCGGAGCAGGCCAAATTTTTAAATTAGGCGTTACTTGTCGATCTAAGAAAAACTGGGAAGGACGACCTGTTTCTGTTTTATTTGGGATCGTAATATATCCGTCCCGACTTAAACGCGCGGCGGCATAACTGTTATCGCCTCGTTTAACCACTAACGATAAAATATCTATGGTGCCCTGTGCGTTCGTTAAATCAACAGCAGCAGAAAGGGTGGTAGTTGCTGCGCTTGTCCCACCGGTAAGGGTTTCACCGTTGGTGAAAGTTCCTGTCGGAATGGTGATCGCCATGGAAGTACCCGAGGGAAGATTGGTAATGGAAGCCGTAGCGCCACTGGTTCCTCCCGTAATGGTTTCAGCGACAGTAAAACCTGAACTAGAACCCACCGTCATAGTTACGGTGCCCGCAGGATATTCAGTAATATCCGCCGCCACGGTTATGGAGGTCTGCTTAATGGTCCATTGGTTTAAGCCACGGTTAGCCCAATCCGCTAGAAGCAAGTTCATAGAACGCTTCGCGGTTTTTAGATCATAACCTGTACGAACTTCAAGACCGCACCGTTCAAAGGCTTCCTCAATATACTCACTGACATCGAGTTCAAAATTGATAGACCCAGACGTAGCCATTATTTTTTAAGGCCCGTTTTTTTCACCGCACCACCGCCTCTAAAACGTTTAATGCTGTGTTTATTTACCGCCCCACCACCACGCATGGCTTTTTTAAGGCCCGTTTTTTTCACTGCACCCCCGCCTCTAAGACGTTTAATGCTGTGTTTATTTACCGCACCACCACCCCGCATGGCTTTTTTAGGCCCCGTTTTTTTCACCGCACCACCACCTCGCAATTTTAAGAGGCCCGTGAGTTGGTCCACCTTTTCATGAGCCCGTCGCTCCTGTTCGTATCGTGGTATACGTTCAGGGACCATCCCCATAGCAAGGCGTTTATGTTGCGGTATGTATTTATCATCCATTTTTTAGTCTCCCGTACAATTCGGACCTTTTTTCTCGAATGCTAGAAATATCATAATTACCAGTATACCTATCGTAATATCCAAGACTAGCTAGTTTCTCCGATGCTTCATGTAATTTAGCCAACCGTTGAATAAAAATCATGGCATAACTGGTTTCTACATGAGGTTCAAACGTACCATCATCAATTAATTCATTTGCTTCGTCTTCCGGGTGAAACCCCATTAGCCAAAGATCTTTATCACCAAAGTCTCCATCAGCGATAGCGTCGTTTAACTCAAACAGATGCGTATGAAAATAATCTGAATCGGGGTATTTCAAGTCCACCAAAAGGACAAGATCCGAGGTGTCGTCAAATAAAGAAATTAAATTGTAAAGGGGTTGGTAAGACGCGGAATACTTAAAAACAATAGAAACTTTATGGTCTTCCCATGTGTTTTTCGCATAGGGGCACGGAGAAAAGCCATTAAAGTCGGGGCTTTTCTCTTCTAAGGCATATGCCGACCAATCACGAATTTCGTCGCATATCTCCTTTTCAAGCCCGAGATATGATTCATTGAACTTCATGACCATGATTCATTTAAGCATTGCCGCTAAAACGGTCCAGATCCCCGTTTGTTGCGTCAGCAATATCACTACGCCGCCCAGCAGAAACCACTTTATCTGGAACAAAGTACGTTTTATATCTTTAACGTCCGGTTCCAGTTGGTTTACTTTATCTAATATGTAATGTTGCTGTGTGGCGTAATGGTAAAACTGAATCCGCATCTCCTCCTGATTTTTAGGAATTGGTGGGGCCTCGTCTTGCATGCGCATAAAAGCTCCGCAGGTAACCTTTACAAAGCCGTATATTCTTTAATACAGGTAATTGTTAAAGTATACGTCTCGCCGCTTGCCGCCCCTACTGTGGTTAATAACAAATCCCCATTTTTTCCAGAGCCGGAATAGTTTGGAAGACCGCTAAACTCGGAAAAATCAAAAGAGTCACTATAGTTGGGGGGAAGTTCAATGGCTAAACGGTTAGCTGTAGCATCCCAAAGCAATTGGACGCCCATTCCAACAGTAGAAAAAGAAAGACTTTCAATGCGAACACCCGTGCAAGCGTCTCCGTCTGCACTGGTGCTTAAAGCGCTTACATCTATCTTCGTAACAGCCGCTTCACCCGTACCATCACTAACATTAGTAAGGTAAAACACCGCTTTACGAGGACCATCAATAATGGTCGAAGCATTTACTGAATCTGCCATTTGATACTCCTTTATGCGTCAGCAAATGGAGTAACTACCGTGCCAGAAGCAAGCACTGTCCCACTAACAACGTATTTTGCACTAGCCGCCGCGTAACAAGTGACCACTGAGCCAACAATACCGCCCTTGGTGGAACCATTCATCGTGATGACATCATTAGATCCGCCAGACATAAAGGTCTTGCCCGCCGCATCACTCTTACCAAGATAAAGTCCACCGACAAACTTGTCTGTTCCATCGGTCAAAATATCCATATCCGTAGCTGCGGTAATCACTAAGAAAGTGAAGGTTGCGCCAAGGTTGTTGAGCTGAGTGGGATCCGTCGGATCGCCGGGAGTTGTAACGTCAATAGAAGGCAACGTGAATTTGCCATCGGCGTCATTAGTTAGTAATAGTCTTCCTGCGTGAGAAGCAACGGTCAGCGTCGTATCCGCCGTTAGGCTAACAACACCCGTGGAACCCGCATTAATGAAGCCTGCCAAAGATCGAACTGGACCTGAAAAAGTAGTTTTCGCCACTTTATTACCCCCTTACCAAAGGTTTTGCCCTAGAGTCTTGGTAAGCGTCTGCTGGGACAGTCGCTAGGGCTAATTTTCCCAGAAAAGCAGAGGGGCGACAGAAGCCACCCCTCCATTCCTTCAGAACGAAAAATTACGCTCCGGGTGTACCAAAAACACCACGCCAGTCAGAAACACCAAAGCTGTAACGCTCCCGTGCCTTAAAACGCATGTTTCCAGTATCAAAATCACCCTCCATCGCGGTACGGATCGGCGTACGCTGAAACAGCTTAAAGCCGTTTGGCGCATCCGTTTTAATGAAAAACGCATCCGTATCAGTCAAGAAGTGATTGACATAAGCCCCTTCGGGTAACATCCCCATTGCTTTCATGGCGTTAATATCATTATCCGCCGTTCCTGCACGTAGGGTTGAGTTAAGCACCCGCTCGGATATAAATTGCAGTTCCTTTGGAATGAGCAATTTCATTCCACGAACCGCAACTTTCAATCCGCGCTCATCCGTCAATCCGGCAATATCAATCAACATCTGCTCAAGAGAGGTTTCGTTGAGATCCGCTGCGGTAGACAGCACATTACGCTGATTACCGGTAAGCGACGGATGTGAAGACGAGCAAAGAGCCGCGCCATCCCCAATGGGATAAGAAGTGTCAAAAGCATTGTTCAACACCGCAGCAGCTTTAACCTGCTTCGTTTGCGACATTGAACGTGCTAAAGCGCGGGTATACCGAGAAGCCAAACGATCATACAGGTTATCTTCGATCGCTTCTTCCGTAATGCTGAACGCAAGCGCAATGGTGTCATGCGTATAACGAGCAGTATATGTTTCCTGCGCGTCATCGAATGAAATTGCACTGCCTTCACCTTTTACCGGAGCCGTTCCGAAACCGGCAAGCATTACTTCCTCTTCAAATGCACGATCTGAAGACTCTTCTTCGTAGATTGCGGTATGTTCTTTGTCATACCGGTCATATTCAAGCCCGAACAAGGCATTAAGGCCGGGTTCAAGCTCTTTCGCGAGTTGTGCGCGAGAAATAGCCATGTCAAACCCTCCTAAACGCCCGTTGTCGAAGGTGTACCAGCAGCAATACTCCCTTCCGGGGAGTTAAAGCTGTTGTTCAACCTTACGATGGCCTTGATTCCTGCCGCAGAAAAATCTGCATCAGAATCATCTTCTACCCAACCCATAATCCTCAAATGGAGGGCTGCGGTAGTGGCGATGGTGCTGATTGCAAGTGCTGCGGAGGAACGACCTGTGTTAGTGGACCCACTGGTACCACTGCTAAAGTTTGCATTAGCAAAGACAGCCGCTCTTGCTGTGGCTTTATTTGTCCACGACGCATCCGTTCCAATTACGAATAACTGGTTTGGATCGTCAGCGACAAAAGCCTTTACAGGATAGTTACTGTCCGCCCCGGAACCGGGCCAATAATTTGACCAAACGGTTTTCGAGGTAGTGCTAGATACATACTCACACCCTACAAAAGCGCCGACTAAGCTCACCGACCCACCAGCCGCAGCGCCTACCAGTGAAATATACCCCGTAGAAAGGGGAATAACTGGAGAGCCGTGGTAAATGGCAGTAGTGTTGCCGTTGGCAATTTCATAAGGCGTGTAGCCTGTGATACCCGTGGAGTTAGTGCTCTGACCTAATTTAGCAATGGGTTGTAGACCCATCGCAGAATAAGTATTAGCCATTGGTTCTTACTCCTAAAGGGAGCAGTTCACGATTTCCGTGGACCGCCAAAAGTTACACGAGTTTGACGATTTGGTTTATCAATCGTCATGGTTGAATGAGCATTCTCGCGCATCATGTCGTGGTCAACCGCGTCCATCAAGTCTTGGCTTTTAGCCGCAAAATAATCAGTACGCTCCTGCACTGTTTCCAGTGGAATCCTCGCGAGAATTAATCCACCAACGCCAAACACACCTTCATAACGACCTGACTCCATAACTGGAGCTTCAAACTCGGGATATTCATCTTTTCGAACAAATTCATAGCCTTCACGAAGACGTGCTGAAATGTTTTGACGATCATCAAAACCACGTACTTCGGCTCTTATCCAACGATGTTTATACCCGTCTGGTGCAGGTGGTGCATCCAACATGGTGGGGGGTGCCCACGGCCTACGCTGTGCCGTTTCTGCCCGGTTCTGTTTTGCGCGAGGAGAACGATCAATGCCTTCGAAGCGGTCTGTCTCTACTTCTTTAGTCATTTCCTACTACCTCACGTATTTCGCGTATTCTTCAAGCGGCACACCCAATTTTTTAGCAATAGATACTTGGCTAGGGGTGAGTCTAACCTTTGTCTTTCCGCGCCCTGACGAAGAAGAACGGGATACTCCAGCGACCGTCTGGGCGGTTCGTTTACTGGCCCCATTAAATTTTTGCGGAAACTCTGTCTGTATCCGCTCATCAAGCTCACTATAGTAGTCCTCACTCTGCGGGTCAAATCCTTCGCTTTCCACCATTTTTTTGTGGATACCAAAGGCCGCAAAGGTCATAGCCTCATCCTGCCCAAACCATTCATTACGAGACGCCCATTCTACGGCTTTCGGGTCCGTGGGGGGCGCTTGTGGAACGGGCTGTTGAGCATAATTTGCTTGGTTTTGCTGCGCTAATTGTTGAGCATACGCAGCTTCCTGTGCGGACTGTTGCTCTTGTTGAGCTTTAGCCTGCTCATAACGATCTTGTGCAACCGCCAACTGGGTCATGGCTTTTTGAGCCGCTACGGTAGCGTCCACATCCCCTAGCTCTACCGCTTTTCGTAAGTCCCCTTCGGCCTGCTGCTGTTCCGCAGTGATGCGACTACCGTATTCAGACACATAGCCTTGATCCAACTGCTGCATACGCAATTTAAGATCATTTGATTCGGTTTGAACATTTTGGGCGTATTTTAAAGCCTCTTCTCGTTGCCTTTCGGCTTCCCGCATTTTCTTTGTTAAACGATCAATGCGTTTTTGAACCGTAGTGGTGTACTCTTCTTGCTCGGTTTTTTCTTCAACGTCCCGAACTTCAATAACTTCAGCGTCACTGACCTCCTCCCCCACCACAGGACTTTCAAGAGACACTTCCACATCCGGTGCGTCTACATCAAAGTCAAGGGGAACTTGGTTATCCGTCTTCTCTGCTACTGTTTGTTGTGCTTCTGCCATAGCTGCTCTCTTTTAGATATTAATAATGTCATCGGGGTCAAGAATAGTGGCTAAAACCTCATCATCATTAATGATGCGGACCTCGCCTCCCTCTATTCGAAGTCTGGACCCTGCGTACCTAGCAATAATGATCCAGTCCTTTTCCTTACACCAAGCCCCGTCAGGAAATTTTTCCGTATCCTTATAAGCTAAGGGGCCTTGTTTTATGACATAGGAAACAACCGTTTGTATTTGACCTTCTTCAAGGGTTTTGTCCGGTAGGTGAATACCTCCGTCGGTCGTACCTTTTCCCCGATAGGGGAGAATCAGCAGTCTCCAACCCGTAGGGTTGGGCATTCTTTCCAAAAGCGTATTATCAAGAAGAGTTGGGTCCAGTACACGCCCCTCTTCTTTAACGTACAGATTTTCTACCTTTTGAGCAGCTTCAGTCATCCAATTGCTCCTGTTTTTCTAGCAGGCCCGAGAGTTCCTGTAAAATATAATTAAGGGCGTTTAACTCACCCATTAGTTCTCGATATTGTTCGATGGACTTTATACCATTATTTTCCAAAACATCCAGTACAATCGTCTTTCGTTCCTTAATCGTCCGTTGTATGAACTGAACAATCTCAAAGGAATCCATATAGCTTCAACCCTCTCTGCTATGCGTTGATTTTTCAAGCAATTCAAGTAACCGCAAAATTAGCGCAATAATTTCCTGATCCTCTTCCGTGTCCAGTTCAACCCTAATTTTAGCCATTTGGTTTCTTGACTAAACTAATCCTCTCTTTTTACCCCTAAAGACATATTAGCGGAGAAGGACCGGCGCTCCCCTTCACCATAAAAAGGGTATGCCGCATGAAATAAATAAGAAGGGAAAACATAAAGGTCGCCTACTTCAGGTTTAAGGCATAAGTTACCGGGACAACACACCAACGAAGTGCCGTAAATAAAGTCCAAATATCCTTCCGTCGCTTGTTTATCAATATGCTTGCTGTTGCTATCGGAAATGGTTTCGGGAACCTTTAGGTACAGTACACAAGAATAACTCCCGCTTGTGTGCATGTGCGTTGGATTATAGTCGTTCTCAAAAGCGCGAACAAACCAGCTTTTATGGACCACTAAACTTTCCGGAATTTCAGTTTGTTCTTCGTTACGCTCCTGAATACAATGGTCATACAAACCTTTGGTAAGTATGTACAGAAGATTTCCGAAATTGGGCACCTTCTCAAGATCACAAGACCATTCTTCCCGTACGTGGCCTACTAAATCTTTGGAAAGGTTTAATTCTTCCCGACCATCCGTTTCCAAAATTTCATCGCAATGCAAATTAAGCGCATCCAACATAGCGGGAGGAACCGTTGCTTTTACAAGACGAGGTCCAAACGGTGTTAATACCGTGGCTTTGATTTGCTGTTCGTTCATTTTCATTTATGCTTTACGCGCCTTTATCGGTCCTCGACTTTTCTTTTGAGCCGCTCGACGAACCAAACCAAAAGCTCATGACACTCGTCATTGATGACGTGAGGCTTCCAACGATGATCAACAAGACGGGCGTCATACTGTCTGATGTTTCGACATCTCCGACGACAATAATGTAAACCAATGCTGCATAGGAGCAAATAAAAAGCGTACTCAACAGCAGTTGCGGGACCAAACTCCCGTTATTCATCATTGGTTTCGTTTCGTTTGGCATTATGTCTGTGAATACAATTTTTGTAATGCACCGTCCGGCTATGGCTCTGGCGCAACGCTTTCTCCATGATCACGCCGTTTTTTGCTAACGATTTATAGTCGTCGCCCGTCAGCGCCATATATTGTCGCTCGTGGATTCCGGCGACGGCGTGCCATCTTACCGGCTCCAAAATTCCGGGCGTATACGCCGGGGGGGCCTCACAGGCAACCTCACTCGCTAAAAACTTCCTGAAGTAATTGTTGCCTAGCGTGGAACACGCGCTCAGTTGCGACAGTAGCACGATCAGCAAAATCGATTGCATTAGTTTGCAACTCAGAGTCCCAATCCAATTTTTGCAATTCTTCAAAAGAATTAAACTCCGACTCGATGGATTCCATCCGCTCCCGAAGCGCGGCGAGTTCTTCGAGTGCAACGTTGTGCTGTTCTGCTTCGAAGCTATCACGTTCCGAGTACGCTTCTGCTGTCGCCTTGTTTCCAGCTTCCGCGATGACCGATTTTTTCCACTGAACATAGGCAAGTGTCGCCGCTCCAGCAAAAGCGGTGAACAGAAGCACCAGCAAAGCTATTTTCTGAAGCCCAAACATCTGTCAATACGACCATAACCAAGGCCGCATGTTGTTTGTTTCAGAGGCTGTCAAATCGTCGAGATGAATGAATCGCCCGGACCCTTTTTGAGCTATTCCGATTCCCGAAAAACTCATGCTCATGGCGATCTTCAACAGAGCATGTGCATCATCGCGCGAAACCCCAAAATCTATCGCTTTGCCGCTCGTGTGCGGCCCGCTGGCTCCCGTGGACGACACATTGCTGTTGTGCTCTGGGCATCGATACCCACTAGTGACTCGCAGGGGCTTTCCGAAATTATCGCGCAAGCGGTCAATCCGATCTAAAAACTCCGCATCCATCGGGCAGGCGGAATTACAGAACCGCCCACACCGGCATTGGAGTTCCTCCTTGCTGAAAAATTGTCCGTGGTCAACAATAGCCATATTGGTTCCTCACTGCGCTCCCGATAGCTAGAGTATCAGGTGCGCTTCCTCTTTCGTGACGTATCTGTTTTTCCACGACGTTTATCGGCATTCCGCATCGCGATGGCTATCGCCTGACTCTGTGGATAACCTTCGTCCATCAGCCGCCTGATGTTTTCGCTGATGACCTGATCACTGGAGCCCCGTTTAAGCGGCATGTCTAGGCCAGCGTGAAGCGACCGCCTCGTTGGGCAGCACCCATACCACGTTTTTGGCCTACCGTGATTTTAGCTTTCCCGATATTCGGCGTTTTTTCTTTAGTGGCCTTGGCATAAGGAATACTACCCTGACCTTGAATAACCGCCTTGTTTTGCGGTTTTGGCGCTTCTACCGGACCACTAATAATTTTTACTGCACCCATGTTATTGCCCTCTATTGTTTTGCTGCTGTAAACGCATTATCTCACGCTCGCGAGCAGCATCAATACGGGCCGCTGTTTGGCCCTCCTGACTCGCGAGACGTTGTTGAAATTCCTGCCCCTTGCGGATTTCCTTGCTTTGGTCAAGCTGCAATTCGGCTTGATCCTGTGCAATGTCCGCCTGACTCTTCTGACCCTTAATCGCCAGTTCCTGCTCTTTCAACGCGACCAACGGATCAGGGCCTTCTTGTTGTCCCATGTTCGCAATTTGGTCACTCAGCATCTTCAAGTTTTGCATTTCTTGTGCAATCAGTTGCGCCGTTAAGGCCTCTAGCTCATATTGTGCTTGACCTTCATCAACAGCCCCTTGCTGACCCGCAGCTTCACGCTGCTGCATAAACATAACTTCCGCCTGTTCCTGCGCCTTGAGCTTGGCATGTTCCATTACATGCTTCTGTAAAGAAATGGCTACCGCAGGCATTCCCTGCACAGTCCCAGAAGTACCAAAAACTATATGCGCCATAATATGAGCATCATGGTCCTGTCCGCTAAAGGCCTTCAGATCTGTAGTTTCCAAGGAATCAATATTCTCTTGTGCGGGATCTTTAGGCGCTGGTTCATCGGTGGAAGGCGTGTTTAATAACTTGTCGATGTCCCGTACGCCCAACGCCTCATACATGCGCCGAAACGCCTCATGCAGGTTGTGCATTTCTGGAGCCTGCGTAGCAAGCTGCATCTGTGTTTGCGCCAGCGTGATCCGTTGGGCCTGAGAAAAAACATTAGGGTTGGATATGGGTAAAATATCAACCCGATCGTCAAAATCCTTCGCCTTAATGTCTCGATTAGCATTTACAACCGCATAAGGGTATTCCGGTGGTAAATAATCCGCCATGACCCGCGAAAGAAGTTTAAATTCCTGCCGCATGGCATAGTGCATTCGTTTATGCACCGCACTCATCACACGAGTGCCCTGCTCCAACATGGCAATCGTCGTACCGACTGCCGCACCTTGGTTACCGTCCCCAACCTTCAAATCCGTGATGGTGGCAAATCGCTGTCCCGCTTCAACTACAAAACCTAGAAGCTGAAATAGCGTGGAATCCGGGCCTTTAAAAGGCAAAGGCATCAGGCTGTCCCGAATGGCTCCCCCCGGCGCATCCACATCTCGAAACTCTCCGGGCTGTAACGGATCCTCATCATCCCGTATCCGTAAACCACGGGCCTTAAACCCTGCGGGAAGGTTCGACAGAGTACCCGCGTCAATAAGCTGACGCAGTGCCGCCGTAGCTGTGCGGGACAGGCCACCAATCGTGTGGATCAGGCCCAACCCATAGAAACCAAATCCGGGCAGAAACTTATAATGCACAAAATACTGAATCTTTCGTTTCTGTGGATCGTCTTCCTGATAATTCCGACGAATGGATAGTACTTGTCCATTATCTTCACTAAGGGTAACGATATAGGGGATCTTTATTCCGGTGGGTTCTCCATCCTCTCCGGTTTCTTCATACCCCGGCAGATCCAAGTCCACATGACATTCCAGCAACGTACAATCATAGTCGATAGTCGAGGGATGAACGCCCTCCAGATACTCCAACTCCTTGGATATACCAGAGCTTTCGGATTGCGTAGGATGAACCGGAATATCTCGATAAAATCCCGAAATTTGTTTTTTACGCAAATCGTTAAGCGGTGTTCTGACAACCTGCGTAATATTTGGGCACGTTTCTAAATCGCTTGCTTCAAAAGGAACGATAAGATGTTCCGCAGGAACAAAACTGCTGACCGCGCGTTCCATGGCCTCGTCGTAATACACCTTTTTAAAAGTGGAACCCGCCAAAGGCAGGTAAAAAAGCATTTGATCAAATTCTGGCGTGTACTCCTCCATCACATTAGTGATGTAGTAATTCATAAACTCCTGAACACGCCGAGACTGCTGCTCCTTTTCTTCTGTTAAATCACCCAAAATGACCGTTCTTACGGGTCCACCGGGAGGCAGCATTTCATTAAACGCCTGTGCCTGAAATTGCGTGGCCGCTTCAGCCAATAAAGGATGGGTAACGCCGGTTGCACCACGGAACGGCTGGG